CAGTATATCAGACATCTCGGCAGACCTAGCTGCTTCCCAACCGAAAGCCTTTAGAGCATTGGTTAAGATATCAGCAGCTCCCATCTTACCCCCGAGAGTAGTCATGGTAGCACCCGCTAGGTTAGTGGCGGCGGCAATGGTCTGATCAATTACATCAGCCTTTTGCCCGGCCATAGCCATGAACCGCATACCCGAAGCAATATCCTCGGGCATAAACATGGTTTGTCGGCCGAGGTCTAGAGCGGTAGCCTTAAGCCTTTCCATCTGGGTAACAGTACCCTCAGAAACAGCTTCTACCCCACGCATTATGTATAGGAACTCAGCTCCTTCCATAGCTGCGGAATATAGCCCAGAGGTTATCATTGCGCCCCCAGCAGCTATCCCAACAGCTACATTCCTAGCGGCCCGGAGATTATCCTGGAAAGCTGTAAACTCAGCCTTGTACCCCTTAAGTGCACTGGTTAAATTACCAATAGGGCCCGTAAATTGGTCCCTTAGATAAAACCTAACACCCAAAGCTATTTCCTGTGATCCGGCACCACCTAGTAACATATCTTCAAAATATACAAGTTAATGTTTCCCATCTACAAGCTTGGGGCCGTTAGGCCCCAAGTGATTTTGTGTTAGTAAGCTTTTCAGCTTCCTTCTTATTACGTTCATTTTCAAAGTCGGCGAAGGATTTAAACTTTGCCCGTGATGATAGCGGTAAGTCTAAGAACTCAGTCCAGGTTAACCGAAGATCAAACTTGCAAAGGAAATAATACTGCCATTCTAGATCTTCACGGGATAGAAAAAATCCCGTATGCCCAGTATGGGTATTACCCTTGATTCTCCCGTCCTGGGGTTAACTAGGGTCGTATTACCCGTAACTGGGGGATCAACTTCTTCTACTGCCCTGCGGATTTCAACCATATCCTTTGCGGAAAAGCTCATAAAGTTCTTAACCAGAACCCATTTACTTCCGTCGTAGATTTTCAAAAACCGGGCAGTAAGATTCTTGTTAATAGTCCTCTCATTGGGCTTTAATCCCAACAGCATCTTTTCCCCAACCCCATCCAATAACTCAAATTGAACCTGGGCCCCAGACAAGAGGGTTAAGGTTATGGGTGAAGTTACAGAGTAAGGAAGAATGGTTAAAGGAGATACTTCTTCGGTTGGGATCGTGGAATAGTCCATAACATACTCGGATAAATCCACAGAGTATTCTATGGGTTCATCATCATCTTCCCAGACGTAATCAAAGATCAGATCAGACCCCAGAGAAAAAATACGGGACTTGATCAAGAGGGCATATTTGTGACGCAGGGGAAGTTTTTCAACATCCTCAAGAGTCATCCTACGGCCGCTGGGCCCAGACTCGATAATCGTAGCTAAGTGGCGATTAATAGTAGTTGCTTCATCAGAATCAATCCGGGATAGGTTATCCTCATCCCGGCCATTCTGTTCTCGGATAATGTACTTAGCTCCCGAGGGATCATTTACTTCAAGTTGCTTCATATCAGTAGGGTTTTATACGTGAACTATATGGGAGCGTTCAAGGAGATGTAGTCTACGGATAGCTCTACACTTTCCACAGTGTTAGCAGACTCAGTCCTGCTAAACTCTCGGCCATTGATCCTGGTGGGCCAGGCTCCTGCAATGTACCAAGTGTCCAGAGCAGTCTGGCCATCGTTAGCCATTTCGTCAATTACTAAAATCCTTTTATAGACTTCCGGATCTCCTCCCGACTGGGATATTGCATCCTGGGCCAAACGCTGCCATTCGAAAAACTCCCCAGAAATAGCTCCTTTGTTGGCAGAGATAATCCGATTAAGGGTTACAGTACCGGGTTTAACCTGGCCAGCAGTTTTCAGAATGGTAGTACCAAAGCCATGTTCTACAGCTTCTATTTCGTGGTCCGAAAGAGTGATCTCTTGGACTGCAAATTCAGCCAGCTGGGGGAGGGTCATGAAAGAAACCCGGAACTTGAATTTCTTTCGGGGGTTAATTATAGCCATTTTATGTTGTGTTTAATGTTAAACAAAATCTACAGAACTCTTTGTCAGAACAATGTTCAGGGTAATAACCTTCATTGGAGATATGGTTTTGATCTGGAGTTGGACTTTATAGTCCCCCGCATCCAGGTCGTCTGGGTCATTTATTACGAGGTCAGCAAGGGAGCTGGCAAACTGGTCACCATCCCATTTGTACTCAGTAATAGCTTGGTCATTAACCAACCCGTCAAGGAAAGGTTTAACCGTATAGTATATCCTTAAGAAAGTACCAAAGGTGTTAGGTTCTCCTAAGAAACCCTCAAGTACGGGCTTCAGAGACCTCATCATGTAAATCTCAAGGAATACAATGGAAAGGAATTTCTCTGGGCTTGTAGCTTCGGCCCTTGAGTAAAAGTCCCAGAGCATGATACGGTTGTTACGATTAATAACCATGTTTACTCCTGCGTTAGCTAAGAGGTTCAGTTCACTGAGCATAGCTGGGGAACCGAAGTTATTAACTACCCCAACAGCCTGTGGGAAATTACCCCTGACATAATTGGTGGGTTCGTACCATGGACCATAGAGGTTGTGGGAAGTTGAGATTACTCCCAATAATTCTCCCATAGCCTGCATATTTTTGGTACCGCCCAGTAATGGGTCGATAACCTTAGTACCGCCGCCAATTATCCCAGCCAGTTTTGAGTTGGCTAGGGTGGATACCCCCGAGATAATAGCGGAATCAGTCGTATGAGCATTGTTTACATGCTGCAGGTATACTACATCATCCCGGAGTTCAACATAAGCCTTACCGATAGCATATATACCAGCCATAGAGGTTTCATTCTGGTGGGGGGCAGAAATGGTCCAGCCGTCCGAGTAATCGTCGAAGGCCCGGAACCCAGTCTTAAGGGCTTCATCCCCGGTATAGTTAGCCAGAACAGGGGTACTACCATTAGCCCCACCCGAGAAGGTATAGGTACCATTAGTAGGTCGAGTATCTCCAGATAACCCCGAAATATCACTGTATACTACATCCACCAGGGTAGAGTTATCTACAACTGGCTTCAGGTAAATATAAGGGGAATCTCCCCCCACTTCAGTAACTTCCAAGTTCTCATAAAGCTCGACTTCAGTTGAACCCACTCCAACAATCTGGAGGTTAAAATGGTTAGCTACCCCATCAGTGGCGGCTAAGATTTTTGCTACAAAATCATTGTAATAGGTTCCGGTACCCTTAGTCGTAAAGTGGAATAAAGGATCAGTACCCGATACGACATTGGCTCCAGTTGCTACGGAAGCTCCCGAACCGACCACCTTACATACCCGTAAAGTAGCACCTCCTTCAAGGGCTAGTTTACAATGGAGTGGGAAATCATTCCCAGCAAGTAAGCCCCCAAACAACCTTTGAAACTTGGTCCAGCTAGTGATTAGATCACTGGGGTCATTTGCTTTGCCAAAAGCTGTTTCGCCTAAGACATAATGGACTCCGAGGGAAGGGGTCCCAACCGACTGGGCCTGGTTTATTATGTTAACATTTACCTGACCTGTATTCTTTGCCATGATGAATAGAATTAAGTGTTATTGTTAGAAGATGTAATTTATCCCAAGTCTCTCACCGATCTTTAGGTTTAATCCTATCGAATCGATCGGCTCTATTGTTCCAGTTAGTTTAACAGGTTCCCGCCACTGGATATCGGGAACTAGGTATAGATAGGTATAATCTAGAGAACCCTCCCTGGGGTCTACTTCGTCCTGGAAAGAATCAAACTTAACCATAAACCCATCAGAACCGTTGTTGTAGTAAGGGAGATATCCTAGGATCGGTATAGCCCCATGGGTTAAATCCATTAATTTTCTTAATTGGACTTGGTCCTTAGCCGATGCTGTAACAGCCACAGTTAGATCATAGGATAAACCATCATAACTAAAAGATTCATACTTGTTTGTATCTGGGTTCTTGACCAACTGGGGTGACGAGTCAAATCCAACATTCCCGGGAAAAAACGAGGTTGTTTGGACTACTATCCTGGGGAGTTGTTTCATCCCCCGAGAGTTTGGGTTAGCAGTACCGAAAACTTCGATAGCAAACCCCTTGCTGGCTTTTATAGTAGCTAAAGCTGCCAGGTAAGCTTCAAACCCCGCGGGCGTATCCGGGTATAAAGTAGTATTAGCTATATCCGGAGTGTATCCGTTAGCTACTAGGGCTAATCGAATAGCTTCGAAAAAAGATCTTTCAACGGTTTGTTGGATAGTAGACATAGCCTATTTTAAATAAGTGTAACCGGTATGCGCAATTTTGATCCCCATTGAGCTGAGACGGGAGCCCACCGCTGAGTAGATGTTATTTAGTACTCTGGTTTTACCCCCGAGGTAAGCAAAGGTCTGGTGCCATAGTGGCCTAGCGGGTTGTTTTTTAGTCCCTAACTCGTAGAAGGTAGCATACTGCCCTACCGTGGCACCCCCTTTACGGGGTCGATAAGAAACAGCAGTCTTAGACATCTTTAACCTTACCTCATAGTTTTTAGAGGTTATCTCTGCAGTCCGTAGGGCATTTAGGTAGTGAGACTTCCTAACGCCCGGGACTACAGAGCCCTTATATGGGTAGCTTCGCAGAGGAAACGTGGTACCTATAGAGGTTCCCCCCGATTGAAGGCCAGATATAAGGCTTCTTTTCATGGCTCCCAGGTAATCCCTCTGAGCCTTAGCTATATCCCTTTTAATGCCCTTGCTGGCTGTACCTGAGTCCAGGTATTTTAAGAGATTGTTGAATTTCTTCCATTCTCCCTCGTACTGAACAGTCAGACTGCTGAGTGGCTTATTTATACCATCTAAGGCCTGGTGGATAGTAGTGTAACTCATCCTACCCCCTTACAGGGACCCCCGTTGTATTAGTAGACCGCTTTAACGAAACCAGATAATAGATCGGAGAGGACATATCTTGAGCTGCTGGGGTATCTCCTGCAGGCTCAAACATCATCCCATTCACTTGAAAAAGGTCTCGGGAGGGGTCAAAATCTAGAGACTTCTCGGTAGTTAGCCAAGTTGGTTGTATAGATTCCAGGAGATCTAGGTTGATCATTAGGTAACAGTACTGCTTATCTACATCCCCCTCCGGAGTGTCCGAAGTTACAGGCCATACCCTAAAGTCGTTATATCCGACTAAACATGGCAAAGACCGGGTAGTATACTCGGTCTCTCCGTCTTCCCCATAACGAGATAGGTTATTGCTTACGTGGAACCAGGTTACGGACTGTATTCCTACTTCAGCACTAAAGTTTTTTAACTCAGTACGGAACTGAGTCCACTCGTCAGAAGAAATCATTCTAGGGGTCTGGGTTGAGTAGCTGGGGTTATTGGGTATTGGTCTTGGTAAGAGTAGTCACTAGCCCGAACAACCTTTACAGGAACTTTAATGTTTGGGTTACAGCCTGAGATGATCAGACCGAGCCGATTAGCCAGGTTACAAATCTGCATGATAATATCCTCCCAGAGGCCATCTTTCTGGAACAGGGATTGATACATAGCTGAGGTGGCTTTTGCAGACTCGGAATAGGAGGCAGCGGCATCAAACCTCTCTACACTAGTAGGGCCAGTTTCGATTTTCTTAACAGCTCCCTGGATAACCCCCGAGCTACTCTGAGACATCCCGCTACCGATAGAAGATAACCCGTACTTAGACTGGCCCAGAGTAGTAGCATTAAGCGAAGCGTAAACCATGTCTCGAATCACCAGATAGGCAATGAGCAGCAGGGCTTCGTAAGGCCACTTAAACTCGTTATAAGTATTGTATACTGGGATGTTAAGACTAGGGCCCAACAGAGTTAACCACTTATTCTTAAAGACTGCAAAAGCTTCAGCATCGATATCCTCACCCCCAACTACTCCTTTAGCTAATTCTAAAATAGTCTGTTTAAAAGCAAAGGTATATACTCCCGGAACATCAGTAGCTAAAAGAACATACTCGAAGGCAACCTTGGACATAACAGAAGCTCCATCGATGGTTTCTGTTATCTGGATTTCGAATCCATATTTCCTGCTGAGTACAGTCTCAGCCTCCTCCTCAGAATAGTCATGGCTTAAAGTAGAAACAGTCCCCTGTTCAGAGATAGCACCGTTTACCAGGTACCTCATATATGGGGAAGGAGGAGATTGGGTTATATTGGTTACAGTTATCTTAGAACCGTCCCAATCAATCGTATAGTCAACTACTTTAGCCATGGAGTAGGGTTATAGGTATTCTGGTTGAACCTCGAGCAGAAAAGCGATCAAGTCTGCTACAGTTTTTTTCTTTTTGGCTTCGGCTACGTGGTCCGAATCCAGGAAGTCGAATTTGTCCATAATCTGGGCCCGAGTTAATCCCTCAAGGTCAGAAGCGGTGATTAGGTCGTCTTCTGCAGGGGAATTATCCACTGGAGGAGGGGCTACCGGGTCGGGTATTGGATCGGCCTCTTCAAATTTAATTACGTGAGCACCCTTGAGGGCCTCTCTTAGGACCCAGGAAGTTGGACCCGTGGGGAAGTCTATAACCTCACCCGGAGCTAGTTGGATGCCCGAATGTGGGTCGGAGAAGCTGTTAGCTCTCGGCCCGAGTTTTAGCTTTGTTGCCATGATTTATCCTATTAGTTTTTAATATTAAAAGTAGTAACCAGAATGCTT